ATCGATAGTTGCTGTCACTGTTGAGTGACTCATAGTGTCTGATGAACCACCAATAAATGTGCCTGAAGTAAGAGATGCTGTATTTGCAATTGAACTCAATGCTTCAATGTCTTGGTGTGAGTTTTTATTTTTGATCGCACCTGCTTTTCCTAATACTGGAAACTTGTAGGTGCTACCTGTAACGCCTCTAACTGTTCTTACTGCGCCTTGAAGTTTTGAAGACAACTGTTGTGCCTTGTGAGTAACTTCATCGCCAAACATAGTTACAAACGCATTTGATACTGTAATACTCATTTGTAATACTCCTTGTAAAGTTAAAATTAATAAGTTACTCGTTCTTAAATTATCCTTGCTGTATTGGGTCTCGAGAGATTGTCCACTTACAGTTTGGGTTTGCAAACTGACAAACTGCATGTGAGATTATCCGTTGGGGTCTCAGTAGCCTTTTGCTGTTTGTATTTATGTATGTGTTAGCAATTTTTTTTGAATGGATGCCAACGTGCTTTGCGTTTTGCGTCCTGCATGTTTTCACGTTGTGTGCCAATCTGAAGATGCTTGGGGTTACAGCATTGGGGATTGTCGCAGGTGTGTAGCACCACATTTGATTCAATGTGTTGATGGTTCTTCACACGGTAGAGCACACACGCAAGACGGTGAGCCATCCAGTGACGGTTGTGATGTATGGCAACACCGTAGCCAGAAGTGTTGCGAGCCCGTTGCCACAACCAACAGCCAGACTGTGGGTCAACTGTGATGTAAGATCGAAACCGTTGCTGTGTATAGTGCGCCACACAGTTATTTACAGTGGATCCACAGTGATTAAACAGTGATAGAATGGTGGGCAGTGTGCGTCCGATGAATGGTAAAGTTGTTTATGGCGTAAACACGTAGCAAAGGAATTTGCACACTGTGATATAATTATATGATCTGACGGTTCAAAAGAGCAACCACTTTAAGCAAAAATTGGTGAGATTATTTTCACAGTAGCCACCGTGTCCTTAATCTTGTTTTTTTTGGGTATACAAAAATAATCAGGCCACCCTTCTGCAAAAATGCACCAAAAAGATGAACAGTATTTGCTACAATAGACACGTTCACCAAAAATCTGCTGTAATATCAACGGTTTATCACTGTGGAGGATGGTGGCGTGTATGCTTGTGTGCATAACCACAACATGTAGTGCCACTGTTGGCCACTGTGAGAGAGGGTGGACCCCACTGTGATCTTTTAAAGGTGTATGCTTTCCTCATGCACGGAGGCATCTGGCATATTCAAACACATCATCACACTAATTCACAATGTAGCCATCTGCGTCTACGCACTCACACAAAGTTCTCAGTATTCTCTAATACTTCACTTCTTTGCTTGTGTGTTGTATGTTGTGTGTGTGCTGTGCTATCCAGTTCTAACTGTGTGTATGGTAAGTTCTTGCACAGCACTCATGTCATGCCCTTGTCATCATCCCAACGTTCTGGTCCTTGTGGCAAGTAACGTGATGCATGTGCCATTATAAAACGTTCTGCATCAAATCTGTCTTGGAAATGGAACTGCATGATGCCCTGTTTGTAGTGTGTGTTCCAATGTTGAAAGCAACAGGTTGTGCACCATTTGAGTAAACGAGCACATTCACCATCCTGTAAATGTTCAAACTCAACTATGTGTAGTGTCTTGTTTCGCACAGTATTGTTTCCATTTGGCTTTGTGTTCTGCGATCTGTCGTTCATTGAGATCAGTTTGTTGTTGCATGAACAGTCTGTTCTTCTTGCGACTCCAATTGTTGCCACGTTCTTTGTATTGTTTCTTGCGCCATTGATACATCACTTGGGCTATGCGGCGATCCATTTGATTTGACACTTCAAGTCGGCTGTGCCAATGTTCAACTTCACGCCGTAGCCATTTGAGTTCTGGCATTGACTGTGGTATCAGCCGTGGTCGCACTGTGTTATTCTCTGTTGCCCATGCGTTCCAACTGTTGATACAGTTGATACATCTCAGCACGTTTGGCTTCACCCAGTGGATCACCCTGTGGCAGGTTGTATTCTGCACTCTTGCGGATGTCATTGATCTTCTCACGTATGCTCAACATTGATGCTTGTGATGTTGGTGCATCAGCAATTGGATTTGGTCCGTTGCGATATGCCATTGCATCATACAATATCTGTAAGCCTTCTGCTGTGTTGGCCAATGGTGCATTCATTGTGTCTTGTTTCAATGTTTTGGAAAAGTTACGCAATGAACCCATCTTCTGTTCGTATTCTCTGCCCCAAGTGTTCTTCAATTGGTTCTGTTCAACATCAGCATCAACAGTGACTTGTGATTGTGTGTATTGTTCTGCGAATGCTTTGATTGAATCTGAATACAAACTCAACATGCCTTTGGCTTGTTCTTGCGTTAGATTGTATTGTTTGAACATGTCATTGGCTTCTTTGGTTTGTTGTTCATTCATCTCAATGCCCATGTCAGGTGCAAATGAAAAGTCATATGTGTCTGGGGCCTTGGGTTGATCTGATATCTTGGTTTCAAGTTCTTTGTAAGATTTTGCAAAGTCTTCTGCTGTCTTGAACTTCTCAGGCAACCACTCTGGACGAACACTGTCCGTAGATCGATCTGTTTCAACTGGTGTTTCAGTTTGAGTGTCTGCTGATTGGTTCAACAAGTTTTGATCCTGCTGTTCCGCAGGCTGTTGTGTAGTTTCTTCTGTCATGTTTATCTCCGTTCAATTATGTTTGATATCTCTGTGCGTTCTACATCACACATGTTTTCTATGCGTTTCAACAAAGCCAATTGTGCCACCCTATACACACATGAGTATGGATTGGGTGCGTCTTGTTCAATCCTGCTTTGGTTAGCAATACGCCAAAGGTCGTGGTAGATTTTCTTGCCTGCTGGGGTATTGAATACTTCTTTGTAGGTTTGTTTTAGTTCATCTTTTTTCATTTCATTTCCTTTGTGTAGCAATACTGGTGCAGTCTAAATCCTTTTGATGTGCACCAACGTTGGTATGCCTTTCGTGCATCCCACGTGAAAATATTTATGCTGTTGCAGTCTTGTGTGAGTGCCCAATGTTCGCAACGTGCCAGAAGTAGATCTACGTAGTGTGGATCGCATTTGGGTTTCTTCAATAATCCCACGATCACACAATCACGTTGATTGATCCACATATTGTATTGCCACTCCGCAACCAACAAACATTGCAATATTCCTTCTGCACGTATGCCTGTTGAGAAACCATTGGGCTGTTGGTCCAACCGTGTCATCCAAGTCAACCATTTTGCGTCGTATTGATTGGGATACGTTTTGTTGACTTGTTGTTCAATCAATCTGTAAAGTTCGTGCCAACCCTGTTCTGTGTCGTAGTCAGCACCACTTACGTATTCAAAATTATTCTTGTGGTGGTTCTTGTGCTTGTCCATCGAGTAATTGCTGTGCTCCTTGCATTAGTTGTTGCTGTGCCATTTGTTCCTGCATTTGCTGTTGTAGTTGTTCAATTTCTCTCTGCGATCTGATTACATCAGGTGACATGTCACCATCTGTCAATATTTTTCTTGCCAATTGTTGTGTGTTGACCAATTGCATTGCATCTGGTCCAAGTTGTGAAACCATTTGAAGTAGTTGCATGTCTCTGTTGATCTCTGTCATTGCAATACCTTTCTTAACAGATGAATTGACCACAAACTCAAATGCTGTGTCATCTGTAACAAATGGTGGAACAAGTCCTCTGATTTGCAGTTTGGTTACCAATGTTTTGATCAATGGTTTTAGGAATTCTGATTCCAAACGCAAACCAAATGGTGCTGTTCTTCTAAAAAATTCTGATTGTCTTGCTTGTATTTCAGTTGCAGTCATGTAAGTGTTTTGTCCACCTGTTGGTAAGATAGCATCATTGAACAACATTCTTCTGATTGTGTTTTGATGATCATCTATGGTTGCTTGTGAAATACTGAAGTTGCCTGGAAACGGAACTGGTTGCAATGGTTGATCCACAACAATTACTTCACCTGGTTGTAGTTTCATGTTGGAAAAGTTTACTGTGGTATCACTGCTAACTTGGAATGCACCTTGTGAGGCCCATGCCGCAGATTGCAACATCATCTTTTGTGTTTCGTTTGCAATTCTAATGTGTGGTAATGCATTACGCACTGGTGAATCACCCCATGTTTCGCCTAATGTTTTACCAAATCTAAATATGATGAATGGATTGACTGGTGTAAATGATTGTTGCACCAATGTCATTTCTTTGCCCACATACACATTGTATGACAGGTCTTGCATGCCTGTTTGTCTAAACACTGCTTCTAAAACTTTTATTTTTTTGTCAGGATTTTCAACTGCTGTTTTTTCTAATTCAGGTATTTGATCACCATACTTTTCATAGATGTGTTGTGCTGTTTGTTCATGTTCTCTGAACACTGTCTCTACTTCATCTTTGTAACTTGATAAGAAATACAATTGGCTTGTTGGTATTGCCATAAAGTCCATACCTTTGCCATCCATTGGATCCATCAAACAAATTGCACCTGTGCCTGAAATGATACAATCTAATAAACTTTGTGATGCAACCACATAAAAGTTTGAGTCTCTCAATGTTTTGAAAACTGTTTTGTTGGCCATGTCCAACATACGTCTTACATCTGGTGCCACTTGTGATTTTATTTCACCACGTGCATCAATGTATGCCCACTGTTGATTTTGAGGAATGAGTAATGATAATATTGTTGAAACTAAATTTTGAACTGAGTCAGTTGCAGTTGAATCATACAACTTGGTTCTGTCAGTTCTGCCTTCATAACTACGCCAAATGTCTCTGTTTGGGTATGTGAATGTGTAGGCTTCACTTATTTCATCTTCGTGTTTTTCTCTTTCTGCTTTGGCTTTTTTCAGAAGAGACCTTACATACTCTGTGCTAACTGTTGTCATTATGTTAATAAATTCCTGTTTGTTCCAGTAAAGTCTTCTTGCACACCTAAATATCCATATGGTGATGCAATAAGTTTTCTTTTACCAGTTCTTTTAAGTTGTCTTTGTCTTTCATCACTTGCGGCAAATCTTGCTTGTGCTTCACGTTCTGCATTTTGAGCCTGTTCTTCTGCTCTACGTTCTGCTTCTTCCTGTGCTCTACGATTTGCTTCTGCTATTTCTGATGCTGACGGACCTCTTTTTGGTTTCATGAATCCCATTATAAACTTCCTCCTGTTCCTAATAAATTATTTGTATTTACT